ATTACTTAGGATTACTTAGTTGAGTTTGTTAATCCTAAAAATCCTAACATCTTGAACAGGATATTAGGATTTTTTATTTTTTTCAGAGATAACAAGAATGATATCGTTCTATCACTCAGTTTAAAGTACCGTACTTTTTGTTTTAGCGATGTTGAGGGTTTTAATGTAGTGCTACCTATATCAAGGAGAAAAAGAATGTATAAATTTGAAAACAAAGACGACTTAATTTGTTTTATTCAAGATGAGATTGTAAACACTTCGGAAGCACGAGAAATTTTAGGGTGTTCACGCCAAAACTTAAATGCAATGGTGCAGAAAGAAAAAGTGAAACCAATTAAAGAAATGCCGCGAGATCGGTGGTATTTCAAAGAAGATATTTTAAAAAGCAAAGAGCATATGAGAAAGTAACCCATAGATTCAGGGTTACTTTTTTACTTTATATCAATCAATTCTTCAAATTTTAATCGTGCGTTTAAGCCAAAAGCATCCGTACAAAATATGGTTTTATTTTGGGTGTCAATGCTTGTAACTGTTATGTATTGTTCATGTAAGTATCCATTACGATAGTATTCGATATGGATCTCTTTATTGCATTGTAGAGACTCATTTAAAGCCAGAGCCGTCGCTGGGCTACTCGTGTTGTTACGATGCCTTTCTACTCTATATGGGGTAGGACGCACATTTTAACGTTTTTACACAAAAGAGCCCGAAAATCTTTTTTCGATTTCGGGCTCTTTTGCAGCGTTTTGATTTCTACAAGTATCAAGTAAAAGAACAAATATCTTTTATCTATAGGAAGTAGGTCTAAGACAAAACAAATCATATCATATAGAAATAGAAAAAGTTTATTAAATTGTACCTTTAGATAAGGTGGTTTTGATTCTTTATAATTTGTAAATGTAGTGTTATTAGGATACCGCCAGCATTTCGGAAAAAACCATTTAAAAGCCGAATGCTAGGCCTGAGACAAGATAAGTGAACGTTAGTAGGAATATAGCTAAAGAAATAGTTCCGTAAAACCAAACGCGATCTGAAGTTGCTCCATCAATGCCAAACCACTCATTAACTGCATGATACTTATCAGAAACCAAATCACGTAACATTCCGAAAAATTCACTTTTACTTTTATGTTGTGTTACAATAACCTCATTATTTGTGATTTTGTATAGGGTATTTGCCATGTCAAATCATCCTTTCATCTCATAGATAATGTGTAGAGAACGCTCTTTCGATGCCGCCAAGCTGTGAAGAGCGTTCTCTTTTTGTATTCAATTTATTGATAATCCAAAAATCCTGATATATCAGCTACTTCTACTTCATCCGTTTTAGATTCAACAGGAGCAGTACTTATTTCTTTTTGTTGCCCTATTAAAGTCTGTATAAAGACTTCAATTGATCGAAGAGTAGTAGGCTCTAGAAGTCTTTCTTTTTCTGCTTCACTTAAATCTAAATTAAGAGGCAGTGTAATTTCAGAACCTTGCTCTTTCTTTGCTTCCCGATCAACAATCCCATAAACTAATTTGTTTCGTGAAATCGAACGTTCTCTATTTAGAAAATCCAACGTTACCGGATCTGCGTTAACTGGAACCTTAACAGAGAATGTTTTTCCAGGTTCAACATTATTATTTTTCTTCATGATTACCACCTATTTTTTTAGGTCTAGTCCCTTTTGCTTAGCGATAATTAATAGTAGCTTGTAATACGCTTTTGCAATGCTCCAGATACTTTCCTCTGTATCCAAGAAGTACATTTCAAACTGATTATTCTCTTTATTAATTTGCTCTAAGAAAGGCTTAGCGATTGCAGCAGAACCACCTACGTTGTAAATGCAGTGTAAATCCCCTACTTCTTTCCACTTATCAACTAAATCAGCATATTCTCTCATAGCGAACTCCATTAAATGCTTTTCAGCAATTGTTTGGTATGATTCAGCTTTTCCGTGAGGTCTAATTACATAGGCTTCTTTTTCTGCAGTCATGTTTTCAACCAGCTGCCTACGTGATTTAAATACATCTACACGGAATGTTGTAAAGACCTCTTTTTTGATGGCATCTAAGTATTCACCAATACCTAGTGGAGAACCTGACGAGTATTCGTTATCGATTCTTCCCATACGAATTACAGCTTTATCAGTAGTATTACCACCCATATCATTTAGCAGGATGTTTTTCTGCTTCAAATCGCTATTAATAGCCTGTAATTTATCGTCTACAGTAAGGTTAACCATAGCAGCGAATCCTTCAACGTTCATGAATGCATCACGGAATCTAATGTTTACTGTTTTACCTTCTAATAATGGTGTCTTTTTAAATTCGATAACGTGAGTACCTTCAATTAACTTTTCTTTAAATGATGCGCGTCGGTCAGCTTTTACTTCATCTACTGGAAGTCCTGACGAAAGCAAGTATTCTACATCTACTTTTTTAGACTTGCTATTCATTGCTGCGTAGTATGCTAAAGCTGTAAGTGTTAAAATTACCGTTTGATCGGAATCGCTTTTCATAACAGTGGCAGGAATGTGTGAGCTATCTTTTTCTTTTACCGCTAATGTACCAACTGCATAAGTACCCGAGATGTTAATCGCACTACTTGTAATACGTAAATGTAATTCAGCAAGTGGATCATCACCTAAAGATAGAATTGGACGATCCTCCATTTTTTTCACTACATTTGGAATATATACCTTATTCTCTTCTTCTAATCCGCCAATATAGGCTTTTAATGCGTCGTTACCAGCATCCACGGAAGCCGTTAAAAACATACTTATCATCTCCTTAAAATCTATGTCTCAATACTATAGTAACACTAAGGTAACACCTTTTCAACAGAAAGTAACACTAAGGTAACACCTTTTTGAATAAAAAATATGAATTTGTTTTTTAAGGCTATACTTTTCATAAGAAATCACCAACTATTTAAAGGGGATAAACGTTATGATTGAGAATCAATGGTCACTAAGAGCAAAGGAGTCTCCGGCTTTAAGCGGAGACTCCTCTTTGTCTAGTTTGGATATGGTGAGGCCTACATAAACTTTAGATTAATTTCTCTGTAGCAATTTTAATGTTCGATACATTGAATCAAAGAAATGATGAATATCGTCTTTTTCAATTACCCAATCGCAATTCGCATCATCAGGTAAATCTGCGCGTGTTTTTCTCCAAGGATACTCCATATGTGTTAAGTCCTCTAAAAATTTCGCTTCAAATTTACTATATTTATCCCATATCCAATGCAATATACTCAACTGATCAGATGTTAAACCTAAATCATGAATCGATACACCAAAATCTTTATCAATTCTTTTCGAACCATATGATTTATAGCGATGGTATAAATCAGGAATTACAGGACCATGTTGCCATGCTTGGAAATTATCTTCAAATAAATCGTGTCCAGTGAGAGCGTGGCTCCATCCCTGAGCGAAATACATTAATTTCTGAAGTTTTAAAGGAGAAACTCTTAAATCGTCTTCATCTTTCTCATTAAATTCTTGCCCTTTTATAATAAAAAACTTCTCTACTGATTCTGTAGAAGTCATGTGCCATTCATCATCATTTTCTATATTTAATAAAGTAAGTCTGTCATCTAATCCCTTTAATAACTCACCCGATTTTACTGTATCTAATAAAAAAGATAACCTTTCTTCAAGTGCTTTTTTAGATTTCTCGTCAAGTTCATCACGATAATTATCAAATGCTCGTTTCATCGCGCGTGGATCTAAATATGTTCTAAAATGAGTATCATGTTTTTTCGTCTGTAAACTTCCATTTTCATATCGAGAGATAGTAGCAGGGCTCCATCCAATTAATTTAGCCATTAAGCGCGTATTAACCTGATAAAGTTCCTTACGAATATAATAAAAATCTTCTGCTTTTAACATATTTTTCTTTTCCTGATATTTACGATAAATCGTACTATAGTTTAGATCTGTTAATTCGTCGTTATCTGTGTACTGCCCACATTTTGTACACTTATAACGTTCAGCATTATATGTGATAGTTTCGCCATGCAATTCAACTTTATCTGTAACAGTTATATGTTCAACCGGAGTTCGCTCAAAACAATGAACACAGAAATTTAATAATGTCATATCTTTTTCCTCCTGTTTTTCATACCCCCACTTATGATGACTTGAGGGGGTATGTGATTGGACGAGCTGGTTCATGAAAAGAAACACAACAGGTAAAAGGACCATCATTGTCTTCAATAAAACTGAACTTAATATAAACTTCCATCGTTGTATTTCCAGTAACAACCTTTCCAAATTCCCACATCTCACTATTTCGCAATCGTGGAGGAACAAAACTGCTCCCATTTGGATTGGGTCCTCTGTAATAATCTTCATAAGTTAGTTCTTCTTCAATAATTCGCCTTACATCTGCGGCTCTAAATCCTAATTCCAACAAAGTAGGTTGGTTCTCAACTCTTTGTGCTAAAACGATAAAATGGTCACTTCCCCGATTAATACAATCAACAATATTCTTTAAAATGTCTTCAACTTGGGCCTGCGTAGCTCCGTTGAATGCTGCCAATAAAACCACATCCAATATTAAGATTAGTGTTCTCAGTCATACGATATTTTATTCAGGGATAACACTTTTTGTTATCTGTTAATAACATTTTATCATAAGTTCTTAAAATTTAACATGAAAACAGAACGGAAAAATAGAAAAAACCACTTCATTTTTTCGTGATTTCTACTCACCATATCAAAAAAAGAAAATTGTACGTTTGGACACAAATTAACCGGTTCCCTGTACGTTAAGGAACCGGTTAATTATTAGCTCTCACGAAGTATTACTGAACAGTCCATAGTTTTTGATAATCCTGCATGTAAGATAAAGAACGCCAAAAGACTATATATCGATGCATCGCTTCAATACTCTTCATACCAAGTAATACTTTGATTTCCGCAGCACTAATCCCATCACGTAACGAATCCAATATGTGACGGTTACGTAGTGTGGTGGGGGAGAGGTGGTGAATGTTTGCACGTTTAATTTCTTTCTGCAGCATACGTTGAATGGCGATTTTCGTTAATTTTTTTGGCGAATCCGTACTGTAATCCCACTGAAACGTACTCGTAGCATGGTGAAACGTTACGAAAAATGGATCATTTGTATTTTGGCGCGGTCGAACGGATTCGGGTATATCTTTGTAAACAGATACTAATAACTCCCGATCGGTATCATTTAAGGGGATTGCACGCTTAACCCCACCTGCAGCTATGGGAAAGAGTACTCCTTGTCCAAAATTCACATCTTGCATGGTTAGGTTGGTGAGGTCGTGAATAGAAAATCCATAATAGATCATTAAGTGTACTAAAAGTAGATTGCGATTCAAAATGTGTTTTCTGCCTGCGACTTGATAGGGAGTTAACCCCTCAAAGCTTTGCACGGTCTGTAGTAGCTTTTTTATGTCTGTGTCGGATGCAAAGTTACTCAACTTCAATAACTCTTGTTTGCCGCGCTCTGCGGATTCCAGGAACACACTGTGATAATCTAGAAAGTTTATAATTACACCACTTATTCTTTTTAGCGAGGCAGCGGAGCAATTCCTAGTAGTTTTTGCTGCTTTTAAGTATTGTTTGAATTGGTCTGTAGTTATATCTCTTTTAAATGGGCGTTGCAGGGCGTCTTCGCTATTTTCTATCCATAGGGTGAATAATACTAAGTCATACCTGTAACGTTGCAGGGTAGATAGTTTTCGGCCGTTTCCTTGCATGTATAAAAGAAATTCATGAATCGACTGTTCCCAAGTCAAAATAATCATCTCCATTTTTATAAAAATCGTGTACCACTATTAATTAAAGAAAAACAACAAGACATCCACAAGGGGATTCCTGCTGCTTCACTATTTTAATATTCGCTTATACCACGGTTGTTTTTCTAATGTAGCAGCTGCTTCTTGGATTTTGATGAGTCTATCCATTTTTTCTGTAAGATCATGAAGTTGTCCCTGGAGTTCCTGATTCCGCTTATCGGATTGCAGCAATTGCTCATGGATTTGTTCTGCTCGCTTATCGGATTTTATAACCTGTTCAGCTAAAAGAGCGTTTTGTTCGGATAAATCGCTTTGTTGACTAATTATCGTCTCCATACTCTTTAAAAATGGCTCGACTTTCGCTAATGGAAAATCATTCACCACTTCACCACTATTCTCCGTATCATGATAAACCGGAATGGATCCCTGCAGTTGATCTAAAATCTCATGTGTTTGTATACCACTTGCATATAGTTCTTTAATCCTTTGAAGCAAGGGCAATCCCTCATTAAAGATCATCTTTTTTCGACCTACAGACTTTACTTTGAAAAAATCAGGATATGTGTGTAAATATCGCGAAATAGACGTATGGCTAATGCCTAACGTGTCCGCTGCTTCCTGGATTGAATACCATTCTTTCACCACCACGCCATCACCTCACCAGTAATAATTCGACGTGCGCGGCAAATGTCTTGCTAAAAGGTTGCAATTAGTTAACAAAAAAGAAAAGGACAAGCCTTATTATAGATTTAATCTGCTCATTAACCAGTCTTGAATCTCATCCTTCAAATCAATTCCTACATCAATTGTACCTAAAACAACGCCTTTTCCGATTAAATTAATATCAACTGACATAGAAGGCTTTGTTGTTTTGATTTGATATGTAACAGTCTCAATATGTTTTTTTGGTATACGAACAATATTGATTAAACCTGATGATTCTACATACATATCTGTAATCTTGATAGTATTCTTTTTCCAAGTAAACTCGTTATCAGTAATTTGTTTAGGATTTTTTGTGCCAAATAAGCTCATAGGTAAAACCTCCTATATGTTTTCATCATAATCTTAGCATATAGGTAGATGTACTTATAGTCTGCTTTAGGCATACAAAATAAGCGTATTGCCTAACATGTTTTTTTTAGAAAATACATTCGTTTTATGGATTCATTAAAGGGGATTCTTTTAAAATTTTTGCCGCTTCCTGTAGAGTGAATCCCATTTTTGTATATACTCCTAGTGTATTAAAGTTTTCTAATGTCAACTCTGATACGTTAATTTCCTTTTGTAGCTGCTTAGCTTCGTGCAATAAAAACTCTTTTAATTGATCTATGTCTTTTTGTCCTATTTCACGTGTTTGGTCAACGCTAGCAGCTGATTCTTGTGCTGCTCTTTCTTCAGGAACCCATTCCGGTACCATTTCGGTACGTTTAGGATTATTAGTTTTTTTAGCAAGTGTCGTTTTTTGTTGCTGTTGTTGCTTTTTGTTATCTACATACGCGGATTCTACACGTTCAATATCTTCAAATGATTTCATACCTTGTTTTTCCCAACGACTGATTATTCCTTTGATTGTAGCAATATATTTATTTGTGTTTAAATCTGCTAATCGTTTAATAGATTCATTTACAATATCTTTTCCATATTGTTTTGTAAGAGCTTCTAATTCTATTTGTACATATTTTGTTGGTTTGCTAGAAATAGATTCCTTAAAAAAGTCGATAGGAGACATATCGATACTTACATACTTACTAAATAAAGATAAAAGATTCTTTGGTAATGAATTCTCTGGTATTGGTTGGGACATTTTGTCCAAATGCATTACCCCATTTTGTCCTAATGTATCAGATTGCGGTTTTGTAGCTTCTTCTTCGTTTGAACTATTGTTGTTATACATTTGGACATTATGTCCTAATGGTTCTTTTTTCTCTGTTTTTGATTTTGATTCTGATTTTTTCTCACTGTGTTCATTTTTCTTTTTTTCTTTTTTCTCAGCGTCTTTTTCACATTCGATTTCGTAGTAATTTTTTTCGGGTAAACTTAATAACACTTCGTAATCGATTCTATACCAAAGGGTACGATCTTCCTTCATTTTGTTAAGTGTATCCGCAACTAAGACACCTTTTTCTCGTAGTTTTGTAAATTTTCGAGTTAGGGTTTTTCGTGGAATCCAAGTAAATTGTTCTTGCCATTTTGAGATGCTATTATAAACCCACATATGGCCGTTTTTAAAAGTTCTATCATCGGAGAGTTGTTGTTTTGTGGTAATCCAGTAGTGAACCTGCTGAACGATAAGTGCCATATCACTATCATTCAGTTTTCTAGCAAGTGCAGGTCTAACTAAAAGAGGGGTTTCATCAAATAAAATTTGATGGATATTATTTGATGTATTTGAATTTGACATAATAAAAAACCTCCAGTTTGTTCCCCGGTTGAAAATGGGTACAGCAAACTAGAGGATATATCTAGACGATTTTTTCAAAATGTGATAATATCGTTATAGATAGCATCACATTTGAATACGTAAGATATAACCTCTGCTGTTCCGAGTTTTCTCTGGTATATGAGTTTGGCCGCTCACCATCGAAAACTGTTTGCCGGGGTTTTTTCTTTTTTATATTAATGTTTTTAGTTGAAAATTTATATGTATCTAGCATTTATCATAGCAGAATTTTGTTGAAAAAAGAAGAGGCGAACCAATTGATAGACCTCAATCTGATGGAAAATCCAACTAGAAATGCTATGATTTTTATATGAACAGTATATAGCATGATGTTGCGTTTAGCAACATGGATGTATCGTAAGAAGAGAGGGTGAATGGAAAATTCATCCTCTCTTTTTACGTTTTCTAGAAAAACATTTCACATTTCAAAGAACGAGTGTTCTGTTTTTGTTTGGTTTCTGCTAAAATAAAGGAAATTAATTAATAAAAATAAATACATCGGAAATATTATATGAGTAGTCAAGTTTACGTTCTTCGGCAATTTTATTAAGAGCTGTGATGATTAATTCCAATGTAGATACGTTCAATCTGCTGCTTTGGTTATTTACCATAGCTGTAATTGTATTACTTCTAACTGTGGAAATAACTGAAAAACGCTATGGAGACATGTTTAGTTCGTTTAGCGTTTTTGCTAATGGGAATTGAATTTGTTTCGTAATTTAAAGGCTCCTCACCCTATCTCGGTTAAATAGATTACACTATACATGTTTAGTGTTTTTTATATTTCGTTTCAATGCAAGGGAAAATAGGGTACACTCTCTTTAAGGATTTAACTCTAGAAGTTGGTGGAAAGATAGGAGAGTGAAACGCACTGTGAACACATTGCCTCTTTTACAAGAAATAAATGTGGATAAGAAAAAGAAAAAAATAACAAACGAACAATTAGCAGCTATATTAAATGTGTCAAAGGGATTTATAAGTCAAATCTTCAGTGGAACAAGTCGTATTACGTTTATCGATTTCATAGAAATGATTGGTTATATATATCAGGATGAAGAGAGAGAACGCCATTTAACTTTTGAATTTTGTGCAGCTACTTCTAAGCCATTAAATTTATGTGTGGCAATGGAATTTGCAAGTACTCAAAGAGAGTATGATCTGCTAAATTTTTTGGTTCAAAAAGGTTTAAATCATCGCAATGCAATGGTGAAAGAATGTGCTACGTTTTATGATTATCTATACAGACGAACAAAAGGGAAGTTAACAGGAAAAGAACTGTGGTCAGCCATCTTAAAGGAAAAAAAGAAGCCTAGTTTCGTGGAAATCAAAACATTACATTCTTTAACCCTTATGTACTCATTCGTAGATATGAGAGAATACAACAGTTTGCTAAAGATTTCGCCTGTAGAGTCTCACGGTGAAGATGAAGAGAAACAAAAGTGCATAAATAATGAATACATTACTAGGGCATACGATATAAGGATTAAAGAGTTGCAAGTAATTGCACACCTTATGAACAATAATGTGCCAATAATGAGAAAACTCGCATTAGAATGTATTTCTCCAGAGTTAGTTAAAGATTTTCCCGCATTCACAGCATCTATCTACCACTATTTAGGGCAATCATTTCTACACGAAGATGTAAATAAGGCAATTGAATGGGTTGAAAAAGCAATAAATTTATTAGAATCACATAAAACAGAAAAGTTTGAACGGAATATAAAAGAATTTAACAAAACATTAGATTTCATTAAAATAGAAGCAGAAATTGATCTACATACTATAGTCCCACGATCGATGGCTGAAATGGCACATCTTTATATCAGATTAGGAAGAGAACAAGAAGCTGTAAAAATACTAAATCAAAGGTTGGTAGAAAGTAAGGATGAGTCTTCATTTCCGTATATATATTATTATCTAGGATTGGCAACTCATAATAAGGAATATTTCGAGAAATCTATAATACTCTTTGAGCAACATGGAAATAGGTTCTATGCAGAGCTACCAAAGAAGTGTTTAAAGGGTTTGTAAAGAAAAAAATCATAAAAACATTTTAAATTCATATTTAAAATGTTACAATAAGAATATATTTTAACGAAGAGGTACATAACTAAACTGCATATTTAAAGGAGGTATTACATGAAAAAAATCACATCACTTATTTTAGCTACGGTCATTGCACTTGGCGTGATTTCGGCAACTGATGCTACTCAATCGGCTGCGAAAAAGCAATTAAAAATAGATGAAATCATGCTTTTAAGTAATGAAGCTGGGCCTGGTGGGGGCGCTGGTTAATACATAAGTTATTCCGATGGTGACACCGTAATTTAGCGGTGTCATTACGTGTTTTTATGGGTATTTAGCGATTTGTAAAAAATGAAAAACACTAAACTTTTAATGGATGTAGGTGGATGAAAATGAATGATTTTCTATATAAATTAAAAGAACACCAGAAGAAGAGTAAACCAGAAGATGGGGTGAATTTACAAGAAGTTATGAAAGAAAGCGTTGCAGAAGGAAATTTACCAGAAATGCTTTTAGCGGCAATTGAAGACGTAATAAAAAAACCTGCATAAGCAGGTTTTTTTATTTGTCTCTATTTAGGAGTAGCACCAAATAGACCAGATAGTCTCTAAAATGGTCGTTTACGGAACTCACTTAACGTACGGTAAAACCAAGCTCATTAACATTGAAATCCCTTAGCTTACGAAATTCGGATGGGACCTCACTTAGAAAAAATAAAGATAAAATTATTATTAGTTATTAGTCATCATAAATTTAATGGTTTTATTTGGGTACAGATTGAAAATATCCATTTATTATATTAGCTATTTGTATTTTTTGTGTTTCTGTTAGTTTATGGCCGTCCCAATTTAGGTCCATTTTAGTTAACATTGCTTTTAGATCATCGTTCATATTTTCTTCGATGTCTGAGCATCCACATAAGTAATTGGGTGTGGTATGTAATATTTCTGCCAGCTTCACTATAGTCTTTGGTGGTGGCGTCCTGTGTCCTTGTTCGTATCCTGTATAGGTGCTTCTGGCAACTTCTATATATTCTATTATTTGTTCGACCTTCAGCCCGTGTTTTTTCCTCAAATATCTTAAACGTCTAGGATCGAATCCGTCCTCTGTTCCGATTCCGGTTGTTTTTTTGCTAGATGTTAGATTATCGGAATTTAGAGAGATAACGTTTTTATCTGTATTTTGTTTGCCCACGTCCATATCTCCTTTCATGCCCATATGTTCTCCAATATATCTCTTATTATGAAGACTTTGTTCTCTAATTGCAACATTTCAAAGGTGGATGGATAGAAAAAATATGATTTTTTTCATAAAATGGTTGTTAAATTTTAGAGGGGACGGTATAATCAAAAAGAAAAATGTTGCTTATAGAATACAAAATAGCGAGGTAATTCAATGGGCGGAAAATATGGAAAGTTCTATGTCAGGACAGCTCGTAAGCAAAAGGGATTGAAACAACAAGAGGTAGCTTCCAAGTTAGGTATATCAAGGAGTTATTATGCAACTGTAGAGGCTAAAATAAGGGTTCCGAGCTTAAAAGTAGCGTTGGATATTTCAGAGCTTTTGGATATAGATGTTAAATTTTTTTTAGACTAAAATGTTGCTTATAGAACACTTTTTGTGAGGGGTAATACTAGAGGTGATTAATTTGCGGAAAGCAACATTGAATCAACTATATCAGATTATACGATTTGAATCTTGCGGGATTAGATTGAAACGAGCGGCTATTAAAGAGCTGGAAAGAAGGGAATAGCATGTATGATGCGATTGAATGGGAAGTTACTGATTATATCCTTGAGTCTGATCTGAAAGGTGAGTTCCTGAATGACGAGGGAAGAAATGATTATCCTGCTTTCTTTGAGTAGTAACTATAGTGAGCAGTTTTTGAATTCATGTTCTGATGGACAACTAACAAATTTGTATAACGATAAATTCAATCATGGTAAGTAGGTGGTGAAATGGTGAAACGAGCAACGAATTACGCAAACAGAGGAACCGCTTTAGAAATAGCACTTGATACGGCCAATGCACAATACGATGCCAGGGAGGTTGCTTTAATCGATAAAGTGGCGACTCCAGTAAAAGTTAAGAAATTAGATCAGCGTGGACAGATAGAGAGTGGTTGGTACGACCATAAAAGTACTGTCGATTACAAAGGGCTTTCGAATGGTGTATCAATTGCATTTGATGCGAAAAGCACGATGAATACAACGAATTTCCCGCTGAAAAACATAAAAAGTCATCAAATATCTTATTTACGAAAGCATCAACAACAAAAAGGAGTCAGTTTCCTTCTAATTGAATTTTCGACACATCAAGAGCACTACATATTAATGTTTGACCAACTAGCAGAATGGTGGACGGAAGCGGTGCAAGGTGGAAGGAAAAGTATTCCTTATCAATTTTTTGTAGATAATTGCATCCGATGTGGACCAAGTCGAGGAATTGCATTAGATTACCTTGCTGTGCTGCCACAAGTTAACTAGGAGGAACTCGCATGATTGTTGAAGGGGATCGAGTTTATGTTGAAGATTTACTTTTTAGTGGTTGGGGATCAGTAGATTTTGTAATACCATGCGAAATGTTTGGAATTCAGTTAAAGATGGAGCAGCCGGACTCAGACGGGCATTACATACAACGAGTAGGGATGGAACATATAAAGAAGAGTCCTGATGGTGAAATGGCTGCTTCGTAAATTGAATTGCAAGATGAAGCGGTTGTAATAGCTGAAAGCACAATTAATACCCTTAATTTGAAAGTGGGGCATAAGTACTTATTAAGTACAAGTAAATACGCCAATAGCAAATCCAACAAGAATTGCTATGTGTATAGGGTAAATGATGGGAAGTTTTTGGGATGTCATCCGCAGAGTAGCTTCATAGAATGGCGGTGGTTTGATGGTGATGTTTCATCAACGGTAGAGGGAGAAGTGGCCTGTTCACCGCCAGTTAAATTAGGAACTGCATCTGAAATTGAAAAGAATGAACAACTATCTCTGTTTGGTTTTTAAACCTGGTGAGATGGTGATGAAGTGAAGAATATAAAAAACAAATATAGAGGAGAGAAATTAGCATGCAAGCAACAGGTATTGTAAGAAAAATTGATAACTTAGGACGTTTTGTACTTCCTATTGAAATCCGTCGTTCACAAGGTGTTGTAGAGGGTGATTTAATCGAGATTTTTAGAAATAAAGATACAGTAGTTTTACGAAAACAAATATCTCGCGGTATCGCTAGAAAGATAGATCATTTAGGACGTGTAGTAATCCCTATGGAATTACGTCGAGTATTAGGACTTAATGAAGGAGATCCAGTAGAAGTATTTGCTACTAAAAATGAAATTATTTTGAAGAAATACAAACCATCAAATGCGTGTGTGGTTACTGGTGAAAGTAACGATGACAATATTTATCTAGCTGGCGGGAGAGTGATATTAAGTCCAAAAGCTTTAAAAGATGTCGCAGAAGAGATTAAGCAATTAGGCCTCATAGTGTGAGTAGGTGAGTTGTTATGAGTAAGCAACTTAATATATTCGATGTAGAGCCGGAAATTGTACAGTTCGATATACGTAAAGCATATGTAAAGCAATCAAAAGGAAAAGTGAGTTTTGCAGATGTTGTAGCCAAAATACCGAAAGATGCTAAAGATGCAAACGAACTTCCCAAAAAAACAACGGCTGATTATAGATTTGATTTGTTTATGGATTATGTAACAGCGTTGTGGCGCTACCGACGATCTAAAGAGAAAAACTTTAGTTGGGAAGTAGCGGAAGAAATGTGTAAGAAAATGCGTGACCAAGGGGAATCGGTGAGACTGCGTATCTTCATGAATAGTGGATTTAAACCAGTAACAGTAGATAAATATTTGAGATAGCGAGAGGGGAAAAGAAAAATGGAAAACTTTGAATTTAGAAAAGAAGTGAAATGTAACTGTGGGTGTAATCGTGTGCTAGGAATTGTACTTGGGAAAATAAAAACACCTGGTATGTGGGCTGTTGCGGCTGATAACAGTATAGCTTTTGTTAATGAAAAAAACATGGTTTCTGCAGAGGATAAACTTAGGGAAATCACTACAGAAACGGTGAAGATCCCTAAGGAAATTGCAGATGCTTTGGATTTGAAAGCATACTCAAGTACTCCAAATGCAATGTGGGAGATATTAGATAAACAAGCCCATAATTTGTTTAAAATAAGTTGGATATTTGAAAAAGGTAACCTTATAAAACTAGCAAGAGCAATTGAGGATGGTTACGAAATTGAGGGGCCTGTGATTAAAAAAGGAGAATACTTTGTTTTTGAAACCGATCGAGTTAAATGGATAGCAAGGTGTACTAAAGCGCAAGGGGTTCAAGTTCATTTTGATTACGCTATCGAGTTTAAATTGGGACGATACGATTACGATAAAGACGGAAGTATACCGAGTGATGTATTTGATGTTCGAGTTGCAACGGAAGATGAGGTTAAAGAGTTGCGACGTGCTGCAGCATTCATAAAAATTAACAGAAGATTCAATCAATTTATACCGTATGACATAGCGGTAGACAAAAATGACAGTGTGGTTCGAGTTGAAAAAGAAACAGATGTAGATGGAAATGTAGTTGTTTTTTATGGCAACGAGGCAGATGGATATTTAGCAGTTTCTAAACCTGCAGCAGAACTTACTCTTCGATATTTAGCGGAAGACAGAGTTGATTCGGAGGACTAATGGACAAGCAATGCATCATAGATCAGCTCATTAATAAAGGCATTTTTAAAAAGGGAAAACGTCAACTTTGGGAATTGCATGTTTCGGAGTTGGTGCTCCTTTTAAAAGAAAATGAATCGCAAAATAAGGGGGATACATAGATGAACGTACAGTATCGTTATCGGTTATCTATTCAGTTAGATGATAAGAATCATGTAATGGAGATTGCTGCTTATTCAGAAGCACAGGCGGTATCCATGTACTATAAAGAGTTTAAGTTTAATAAGACGAACATGCTGTTTGCAGATTTTAAAAGAATGGCAATCTGTGAATATCTTGGATTAGATAATCTGGAGCAGTTCTACAGCACAGAAAAAGATTTCTTGAGAATGTGCAAGTACAGAAAAATTGAGTTTGCCTATATGGGAATGAGAGTAGAGATAGCTGGGAAGATGGCAACGATTGTGGGGAATCACAAAACAGACTTGTTAGTTTTATACGACGGCCTTACTCGTGAGTCTAAGGCTGATGCACGCTGGGAGATTGCATATTTTGATGAAATGGGAGAAATTGTTAGGGATTATCGTAAAGCGAAAGTAGGATATGCCGTATGTATCCATTCGTAGTTGATTATGAAATACCACCAATGCAAGGGGTTCTGAGTGTTGATGTGAACGCAAAAGACGAATATGAAGCGCGCTATATAGTGAGTAGTTTCTTAACGCCTGGAGCGAAAATAAGAAAAGTAAGGGGAAGAATCCTTATTTGAGAGAAAGGAGATAATCAGCTATGAGGCATAGAAGAGAGCTGCAATTTATACGTAACTTAAAAATGGATGTACGAAACAAAAGAACTGCATTGCATGTGCATAAAAGATTAAAACATAGATTTTCAAATATAACTATTAAAGAATTAAGAGAGCTTTACATTGAATATGGGATATTGGATCCAACGTTTAAATGGGATAGAAGAATGGAGAGAGTCCAGTGGTCATATGTGAATGGGATCATAGGCAATTAAAAATTTGTTTAAAAGAAGATACGGCAATGAAAGAAAGTACAGCAGCACTACGTAAATAAAAAATTCGTAAGGGGAAGAGGGAAGCTGTATGAAACCAGGAGTGATTAATAAAAAGAGAAAAAGAAATAAAAAGAAACCTCAACAAGAAACATTAACGACCCATGATATTAAATACCTTATGGGTGCGTATAATCCACGATATAGTGGAAAGACAATCCGTGTAATTAGATAGATATTGAGGAAGGGGCAATATTAGAAATGAGCGTAACTGAGACTGGGAAAATAGGAAGAGTAAGAAAAAAGAAATCAATTTCTTCTATGTTAAAGGAAATTGATAGAGATGCTACAAAAGAAGCAGTAGAGGCAGAACTATATCAATACAAAATGTATATGTACGAGATGGAAGAAGAGAATTTACCCAAGATCACGCCAAGCTATAATATTGCTCCGCCAACGTTTTCAAATTCATTTCATAGCAGTACAGAAGATACAGTTATTCGTAATATGGAGGAAAACGATAGACGTACAGCTTTCATGGGTAGAATACAGCGTGCGGTAAATAGATTAAGTAAAAGAGAACGTACATTAATTGTGAAAAAATACCTCGATTTTGAGGATTACATAGATAAAGAGATTTATGAGGACTTTTTAGATGTATCAGAGCGTACATTTTATAACATTCAATCGGATGCATTTTATAAATTAGCTGCTAACTTACGACTATTAAAGTATTTGAAAAAGGATTAAAACACTCCGAATTAAGGGGTGTTTTTTTATTTACAGTTCAAATGCAGAAAAACAGCAGAAAATATGCCTAAAGAATACATTGTGGATGTGGTATTATGATATTGTAGAGAAAATATCTTACGAAGACGAACTGTTTTCTACTTGATTCCCTCCAGAATCTTTGAGTATGTAGTGTTTTGTTTGATTAAACATCTACATGCCTCTCCATATGCTCTCTTGGTTGATGTATGCTAATAGAGTATATGGAGGGTGCGTCAGCCCTGTACCCTCAACTCTATTTGGTCCCTTATATTATGCGAGAAGTACGAAAAACAGGTAAGGAGCTTCATAATGGGGCTCCTTTTTCAAAAAATAGATTTTGTATCCTATTGAGAGCGAGAATGTCCCCTTCTTGCTCTCAAATGATACAAAATGCCATTGTATTATTCCCTCTTGTCGCTATGTTGGAGCGTCCGCCAATGTAGTGACAGGGAAACCCATTTAGGAATGTATGTTAATAGGTTGTACAAGCTATATGGATCAAAAATGGAGGTTGTGAATTGAATGAACTCGCGTTTCTTGTTTTCTAGTCGTTAGGATTTGATTTCAATTCATTCACACTTTTGATTTTATAGTAAAAGCTCACGAAGCCATTTAATTTGTTAATTTACTTGAACAGAATCTTCAACTAACAGGGAGAGGCTTTTGTCTCTCTTTGAGCTAATAGCCAGTTCTCTATTTGTTGAGTAGTAAAGTGCTATTAGTTCAAAGAGATATAAAATCTCAAAGGATATAAGGGTATTATCTCCAAAATGATAGTGTTTCAGGTTTATATCCTGACAGCTGGACTACGCAGGGGTGGGAGCGTTGGAGAAAAATTAATATGAATAGAAAGAGAGCTCTAAATTGATATGATCCCCTTATAGTAGACAGGAAAAAGAAAGCACATTAACCTGTTTACTATGGAGGGGATTTTTTCATGGGAAAAATTAGAGTCACTTACGATGTAGAATTTAAGAAACAAGCTATAGATTTATACTTAAAAGAAGGCATGAGCTATAAAACCATTGCGAAAGAATTAGGTATTCATCACTCGGTTGTAAGTCGTTGGGTGAAACACTTTGAAGCTGAAGGAATCAAAGGACTAGAAGAAAAACGCGGTAAAGCGAAAGGACCAGGTTTAGGTAGACCAAGGGTTAGACCCGAAGATCCTGAAGCTAAGATCAGACGATTAGAAGCGGAAAATGAAATGTTAAAAAAGCTCTTAGGGATGTAAAAGGAGGAATGAAAGTCGTATCCAAAATAAAAAAATTCGAAGTCATCCATGAAATGACAAAAACAGGTTATACAGTGACCATTCTATGCGATATTGCTGGTGTAACCAGAAGTGGATACTACAAATGGCTAAAACGGCATACGACGCCTTCTAAAAAACAATTAGAGGATATCGAAATTAAGAAAAAGATATTGGAGTGTCATAAAAAATTAAGAGGAATTTATGGATATAGAAGAATACAAGTGTGGCTGAAAGCCACATATAACCTTCATTTGAACCATAAGCACATCCAAAGATTGATGAGTGAACTAGGTATCAAAGCCGTAATTAGGAAAAAACGACCTTATTACGGAAAAAAAGAAGCTTATGTGATTTCAGAGAACCATCTAAATAGGGAGTTTCAGGCTTCAAAACCGAATGAGAAATGGGTAACCGATATTACCTATTTGATTTTCAATGGACAGCGCTTGTACTTATCCGCTATTAAGGATTTATACAATAATGAAATTGTTGCCTATGAAACCAGTCGTAGAAACGACTTAAAGCTTGTGTTAGATACGCTTAAAAAGGCAAAGAAAAAACGAAATGTGAAGGGAATCCTCTTACATAGTGATCAAGGATCCCAGTATACATCTCGTCAATATAATCAATTACTTAAAAAATATCAGATGAAGGCAAGTATGTCTCGAAGAGGCAACTGTTGGGATAATGCTTGTATGGAAAACTTCTTCAGTCACTTTAAGGCAGAGTGTTTTCATTTATACTCCTTCCGTAAAGCGAATGAGGTCAAACTTGCCGTGCGTAAATATATGCACTTTTATAATCATCAAAGATTTCAAAAGAAATTAAATAACCTGAGTCCATATAAATATAGAACTCAGGTTGCTTAGTTGCGCTTTTTAAATACTGTCTACTTGACAGGGGTCACTGCAAATTGATAGGGCTCTTTTTTATGTTTTGTAGGAGGATATGGAATGGAAATCAGGAAAATACGTACAGATGAAATTAATCCTGCACCATATAATCCCCGTATTGATCTACAGCCGGGAGATGCAGAATATGAAAAATTAAAACAATCAGTTGAACAATTTGGTTATGTACAACCGCTTGTATGGAATGAACGCACAGGTAACTTAGTTGGAGGACACCAACGCTTTAAAATCCTTGTAAATGAGATGCAATTAACTGAGGTTGAAGTTTCAGTTGTTAATTTAGATGATACTGAGGAGAAGACCTTAAACATCACGCTTAATAAGGTAGAAGGCGAATGGGATGAATACAAGTTAGAGCAATTGCTACATGATCTACATGAAGCAGGAGTAAACTTGCAACTTACTGGATTTGATGAAGATGAACTTACAGGACTTCTTAAGATGGATGCTGATGCAGCAGAAATGGAATTTGGAGAAACTAAAGTCCGTGACAATCAAGAATTAAATTTAGACGATTTTTCGGAAAATCAATTTAAGCATACTTGTCCGAAATGCGGATTTCATTTTGATTAAGAGGTGGAATAATGAAAAGAGAGTATGATTGGAAGTTAGCCGATTTACAATTCGTTCCGAAGAATGGTCTAAATGTATTTAGTTGCTTTGCATGTGGTGGTGGTTCAACGATGGGATATAAATTAGCCGGATGCACGGTTTTAGGAAATTGTGATATAGATCCCCAAATGGTTGCTTTATATCAAAATAATCATAAGCCGCGTTATTCATATTGTATGGATATCAGAGAGTTTAAAGGCATGCCTAATGATGAATTACCTAAAGAACTATTTAATCTAGATATATTAGATGGTTCGCCACCGTGTTCCTCATTTTCTACTGCAGGTGTGAGAGAAGAAGCCTGGGGAGTTAAGAAATCTTTTCGAGAGGGACAAGCAAAACAAGTGTTGGATGACCTGTTCTTTGAATTTATTGAAGTAGCAGAGAAATTAAAGCCTAAGGTCATTGTTGCAGAGAATGTAACAGGAATGATTATAGGGAAGGCAAAAGGATATGTGAAAGAAGTTATTCAAGGTTTTAGGGGTATAGGATACGATGTGCAATTATTTAAACTGAATGCAGCGACAATGGGTATTCCTCAAAGGAGAGAACGCATATTCTTTATTGCACGTCAACAAGAGTTGAATTTACCTGATTTGAAATTAACCTTTAATGAAACACCTATTCCATATGGTGAAATACGGAGCGGTAAAGGTAATCCTGTAAACCCTAAAACTAAAACGTATCGTAGGTGGTTAAAACGAATTCCGTCTGATAAAAACATGGGGGATATTTCAAAACGTATTGAGGGAAAAGACAATAATTTTAATACGGTGTTTGTAAAGAATCATGAAGTGCCACCAACATTAACTGCTGGCGGAATTATTATTCGTTACGATGAGCCGTTTCAAATATCTGTAGCAGATGTGGTTAAAATCCAGTCATTCCCAAGAGATTATGATTTTGGAGATGCTAATCCACAATATGTATGCGGTATGAGTGTTCCACCTGTAATGACTAAGAAAATAGCGGAACAAATCTATTTACAGTGGTTTAAAAACAAAGAGGAGTAAACGGATCGCACCCGAATACTCCTCTTTTTCATATACAAAGGAACAATCCCTCGTAGAGATAGTGGATATTACGTGGCCACGTTTTTTGGTTGACCACTATCTCGACTTCTATCATAAACAGAAGCGGGGATTGTTTCAATGAAAAACACTAAACAATTTAGTTCAGAAGATACAGATAAGGTATTGCTGCAGTCGCAATTAGAGCAATACGAAGAAGAAATTGAAAATCGTGAAAAATACAAGAAGGTAGTTCAATCTGCTATAGCTCATTGGTATAAGTGCCTACGTGATGGAAGGATAGAATTTAAGTCTGTAAATGATTTAGAACGACTTTTAGAATTGGAGCAGAAGTTACGTAATGAAGACTTGTAATATGAGGAGCAGGCAATACAAAATGTGTCTTCTTTGATATAAATTTGAGGAAACAAACTCAAACTCGAATCCTGGTGAGGAGGTGGTGAGATGGGGAATGGCTAGAAAAAGAGATCCAAGAAGGGATCAAGCGAAAAAAATATGGATAGATAACGAAAAAAGCGGTAACGAAAATAAATTACACGCTTTTCTGTAAGAACCACTAATTTTTCTCTATTTATATATACTTACATTTTGCTAATTTATTATGATGTCGATATTGATTTAAAAATAATTAATCAAACTATAGCATTCCTTCGGGATTGCTTTTTATTATATAAAAAAAAGAGGACGCTCAGGGCGTCCATTTATGGTGTATTCTTTTTGTCTTTGAATCCTAAATGTAGTTCTAATGCTTCTACAAGCATTTCAGAGAAATTGACATTTTGTTTTGCTGCATGCTCTTCTAAATAAGAAGGAAGAGTAACATTCTTTCTTTTATAAACAAGTTTGTCTTGTTTCCTTAATGGTGGCATCCAGACATCAATTAAGAAAGCATATTCATCTTGTTCTAATTCTATGTTCTCAATTGTTGAAGGCTCTGGAATCGGATCGTTATCTTCTTCCATACCAGATAAATGAAGTCCTAATGCTTCTCTACCTTCCTTTAAAGCATCTTCTTGTGTATCTGCATGAGAAACGCAACCAGGAAGGTCTGGAAAGTAAATACCGTAACCATCTGAAGACTTTTCAAGAACAGCTGGATAAACATAATAGTCTTTTTTCATAATTTGTTTTTATAACGATTTCTTGTATAATTAGGGAAAGCAAGGGGCGGTTTATAACCAACCCGCTTGCTTATAGATTGAGCGAAGTGTACCTTTTGGAATATCCTTGCACGGATGTTTCACAGTCACTTTGCCAACCTTAGAAGGATGTTTGAACTGATGGTGGCTGCCTTCAATGTTCACTATAAACCATCCTTCTTTTTTTAACCTCTTAATTACTTCCCTACTAGAAATCGTTATTACCTCCTTTCAACTTTCTATATTTATTATAACACGCATCACAATGCGCATCAAGGTTTAAGTGCCAATTTCTTTAGTTTTTTGTGCGCTTTTTTAATATATAAATGAGAAAAAGCATCCTTAATGGATGCTTTTTGTTTGATATATAAAATTTACATAATAAAGCTCATCTGCCTATGGTAGAAAGAGAATCCTGCATAACCGATTTATGTGTCTTTTTATTTTAGAGGAGGATGAAGGATAGAATTCACGTCTGTAAGTGATTTAGAATGACTTTTAGAATTGGAGCAGAAATTACGTAATGAAGATTTATAAAAGGATGATGAACCGAAATAACTAGTTCCAGACGTTAAAAGGTTGGTTTATATATTAATATTTTTCAAGGAAACAAACACAAACTCAAAATGGCATCTAGGAGGTGGTGAAATGAGGGATGGCTAGAAAAAGAGATCCAAGGCGAGACGAAGCAAAAAAAATCTGGCTGGATAATGAAAAAAGCGGTAATGAAAATAAATTAGTAGATATTGCTAAACAAATTGGAGTCCTCGCTAGCACAGTTCGAAAATGGAAAGCCCAGGACAAATGGGAAGAAGAATTGAAAGGGAGCGCTCCTAATTCAAAAAAGAGCGCTTCTATTGGCAAAGGGAACGCTCCTAAACAGAAGGGTGCTCCTGTAGGTAATAAAAATGCAGCAGGAAATAAGGGTGGCGCTGCTCCTATAGGTAACAAAAATGCTATAGGTAATAAAGGCGGTGCCGCTCCATTTCGTAATAGTAACGCTATAAAAACTGGGGAGTATCGCAGTCTTTGGCAGGATGCTTTGGATGAAGAAGAAAAGAAACTGCTTCAAATTGAAGAGATTGATCCTGTACAAGAATGTATTGATGCCATTCAATTGTATACGTATCGCGAAATGTTCATCATGAAACGTATAAAGGCGTTACGTGAAGGATTAACTCCAGTTCAGAGGCGTATTGTTAAAGAACGAACGCCTGTAAAACGAAAAGTCAAAGTTGAAGATTTACCAAGTGGTGAATATAAAACGATGACTGTTAATGATTTTGAAATGGTGGAACAATCTATAGAAGAAACTGAAGGCGATAGAATAGCAGCGGTTTTAGCACACGAAGAAGCTTTAACGCGTATTCAAGATAAAAAGCTAAAAGCAGTTGAAAAATTAGATGCTCTGGCTAATATAATGCCACGAAAATTAGAAATGGAAGAAAGAAAGCTTACCATTTTAGAAGAAAAGTGGGAGAAGGAAAAAGGCAGTACTGGGAATCAGCAACAACAAACGAAAGTCTGGGCAGGAAGCTTGGAGAATATATTTGCAAAAAGAAAAGCGAAAAGGGAAGAATCCTAATCGCTTAATCACGGTCTCTGTACAACGCTTCAATAGCGTTTTGCTTGTCCTCTGGTCTAACGCTACGATAACGAGTAATCATAGCAGGGCTTTCATGACCAGTTAAAGTTTGGATTGTTTTATCGTCAATTCCTGCGTCTACTAAATCAGTAACAAATGTATGCCTAAATTGGTGAGGATTAACTCCATACTTGTTGCAGATGTGCTGCACCGTTCTTTTGCTGATACGTGTTTGTCTGTTACTAAGGAATAAAGCATCTGCTGTACTTTCTCTAGATTTTAAATAATCAGAGATAGCATAACGAGCTTCTTTATGTAACGGAATGATACGTTCTTTGTTTCCTTTACCTTGTCTTACTCGGATGGTACCTTGTCTTTCAGAAAAATTAATGTCATCTATATCAAGTGCTACTATTTCTGCAACTCGGATACCTGCGTATACGCAAGTTAGAAGAATAGCCTTATCGCGTTTGTTTCCGCTGCGGTCAACTTCTCTCATTATGCGCAGTACTTCTTTTCTTTCTAATGCAACAGGAGCTTCACGATATAGATTTGGAGCTTTTACAATTCTAATATCGTTAATGCAATCGGATTTCTTTGCGAACTGTGCGAATGATCGGATAGCAGCATAATGCGCGTTTATGGTAGAGGCGCTTTTTTTCTGTGCCGTGAGATCATCTAAGTACTGTTGTATATCTGAACGAGAGAATGAATATAAATCTGTTCCTGCTGCTCCTAGCCATTTTTCGAATTGGAGCAACTTGTAATGATAACTGCGAATTGTTTCTGAACTCTTCCCTTTATCCTTTTCTTTAGAAATAAATGAATCAAGTAGATGCATAGAAAAACACTCCTTTTAATTACACGCAATATTTTTTGGTAGATAAATGCAGGTAGATGATAGGTAAACCTGCATTGTTATGTTATGTATTATCTACATTATAGCGTGTAATATAAATTACACGCAATATTAAAAAGAAGGATATTGTTAAAATAATATCGAAATTATATGCACATCCTTTTATGGATGGTATAATTTTCTAATGCCAGGCGTATACTTAGCCCAAATACCTAAACGGATTGGGGTGAAGAGCATGGGAAAACGAGAGGGGAATAATAATATGAAATTCTCGGACGTAATAGCGAAAAATAAAGAAAAATTCTTAAGAATCGCAGAAGATAATACAACTCGTAACAGTGATGGTCACACAGTAATCAAATTAAATGATCCGTGTCGAGAGGATGAACATCCCCGGCGAAAAGTTGTAGAAAGAAAAGTGCTAGTTGAGGCGTAACGGTTTTGCTAAAAGGTGCAGTTAACGAAGTTTGGTACGCTAATTATCCTTATGAAGAGGACAAGACCCGTACATCAGAAAGACCATCTGTGATTGTATTTGAAGTTGATGATGAAGAAGTAATTGCTATTAAACTAACAAGACACGAAGTGAGAGCTTATGATAAGTTTGACGTAGAACTTATCGAATGGCAGAGTGCCGGTCTGCCATCCAAATCAACGGCAAGAGTTTCAAAATTCGAGTATTTGAAAAGATCTCAACTACTTAATAAAAAAGGAAATCTTCATCCTACAGATGAAGAACGAATAGCTGAATCTTTAATGCGTTATATGGAGTCGAGAGACTAGGTATAACGCTTTTTCTTTTGCTTAAAGAAAGGAGAGGGTCTAGTGTAAGATATGTCTATTCCTTATAATGTGGCAGCAGATGAAGAAATACTACAGGATATTATTACGCAGTTACTAGAAATATATGTAGATGATCCGGTGGCATTTGTAGAGGATATTCTTGAAGTTGAACCTGATCCTTGGCAAAAAGAAGTACTCAATGATATAGCGAACCATTCGCATGTTAGTGTTCGCTCTGGTCAAGGTGTAGGTAAAACTGCAATGGAGTCCTGGATCTGTATTTGGTTCCTTTGCTGCAGACCATACCCAAAAATAATATGTACTGCTCCAACAAAACAACAGTTATACGATGTATTATGGGCTGAAATTGCAAAATGGCTTAATAATTCTCAAGTTAAAGACCTGTTAAAGTGGACTAAAACAAAGATTTATATGAAAGGTTTCGAGGATCGTTGGTTTGCTACTGCCAAAACTGCTACTCGTCCTGAAAATATGCAAGGTTTCCATGAGGATTACATGTTGTTCATTGCAGATGAGGCGTCTGGTATAGCTGATGATATTATGGAAGCCATTCTCGGTACGTTATCTGGTTCAGAAAATAAGCTTTTTATGTGTGGAAACCCGACTAAAACTAGTGGGGTCTTTTTTGATTCTCATAATAAAGACAGAGCATTATATAAATCTCATAAAGTGTCTAGTGAAGATTCTCCCCGAACTAGTAAAAAGAACATTGAAATGCTCAAGAAAAAGTATGGAGAAGGTTCAGATACATACCGTGTTCGTGTAGAGGGGGAATTCCCTAGAGGTGAATCTGCTGCATTTATTTCATTAGAAACTGCAGAGGCAGCACGTATGCGAGAAGTATATAAAGTTGAGATTATTGAGAACGAGGAAGAAGAATCTGCTGTAAAAGAAATTATTCCTGATACTGCAATTGTAGAAATAGGTTGCGACGTTGCTCGTTTTGGGTCGGATGACACGATTATTGCAACAAGAAGAGGATGGAAGGTGCTGCCGCTTCAAGTTCATCATCAAAGAGATACGATGTATGTCGCTGGATTACTTGTAAAAGAGGCGAAGAAGTACTTTTCCTGGTGTGAACGTACAGGAAAACGTATCCCAATACGTATAGATGATACTGGTGTTGGTGGCGGTGTCACAGACCGTTTGAAAGAAGTTGTAGCGGAAAATGATTATCCAATCGATGTAATACCTATTAACTTTGCGTCTAAAGGTAATGCGGAATACGCGTGTATTATCAGTGTTATGTATGGACACTTCAAGGATAATTGCTTGGAATTCGCAGGGCTGCCGGATGATGAAGATTTAATTGCTCAATTATCCGTTCGTAAATATCAAATCAATAGTGATGGACGTATAAAAATAGAGCCCAAAAAAGCTATGAAAGACCGCGGATTAAAATCACCGGATAGGGCAGAAGCGGTAGTAATGGCATTTGCTCCGTTTTATCCAAAAGAGCGAGATCGTTCGAAACGTCCGAAACGTAAACGAAAATAAAGAAGGGAGGGTTAACATAGTGACTAATAAGATGCGAGCGCAGGTAGTGAAGGCAGAAGGAGTATCAGCGACAACTAAGCAAATGTATGAGGATCCATTTGAAAACATGTATGAAAGTGATGGTATATTAGCTCCTCCGTACAACATAAAGGAGCTCAAAAAGATAGCTGAATATTCCTCTATTCTGCAACAATGTGTAGAGGCGATGACTACTAATATAGCGTGCTTTGGTTTAACACCAGAGTATTCTTTTGATTACAGAGCGGCCAAACCAGAGATTCAAAAGAAAGCAGATGTTGAGTGGGAAAGATTACGATTTTTCCTAAAGTACCTTAATTTTGAAGAGACGCCCGAAACTATCATTTCGTGGGCGTTAGCAGATAGAGAGAAAACAGGAAATGGTTATTTAGAAGTTTTGCGGAATGGAAAAGGAGAACCTGCTGCTATTACATATTTGGATTGCGAGGATGTACGTATAACAAAGTATACAGATCCAGTAAAAGTAAGTTTTTGTGTTATGAAAGATAATGAACACAAACGGGTTTATACAGGAAAACAATTTAGACGTTTTGTGCAAATTCGTGGTAATAGGAAAGTGTTCTTTAAGGAATATGCAGATCCGCGATATATGCAAGCTACGACAGGGGAATTTACAGATACGCACAATGGAGAAAACGAAGCTAACGAAATAATCCATTTAAAGATTGGACCAGATGCCTACGGGAAGCCGAGATATTTAGGTAATATCATATCGCTTTACGGTGCTAGAAAAGCAGAGGAATTAAATTTCTATTACTTCAAACAAGGTAGACACGTACCTGCTGCTATTATAGTAGAAAACGGGCAATTAACAGACGACTCCTATAATAAAGTGCAGGAATACATGAATGATATACAGGGTGTACAAAATTCTCATAAGTTCTTATTGCTTGAGGCAGAAGGTATTGACCAGGAGAAAATGCGCGGTGAAGAAGAGATAACACCGGTGAAGGTTCAAATTAAATCACTTGCCGAAATGCTGCAGCAGGATGCTTTATTCCTGGAATATGATTCAAAAACAAGGGATAAATTACGTTCATCGTTCCGTTTACCGCCTTTATATACAGGAGAATCGCAGGATTATAACAAATCAACTGCTGAAACTGCAAAACAAGTTACGGAAGAGCAGGTGTTTTGTCCTCAAAGAAATGTAGTTGCAGGGAAATTAACGACAATGTTTTGTCAGTCGTTAGAATTGCATTACGTTTCTATTGCGTTCAAAGGTCCTACATCAAGCGATCCGATAGAAAAAGCTAAGGCATTAACGCCAATTGTTGCAGCAGGTTCAGTTGTACCGAATGATTTAAGAGATTTAGCTGCTGAGATATTAGGTAAAGAATTAGAGCCATTAACTTATGACGGGGCAGATGAAAAGCCATTCCAATTAATTGCAGGTGTTAATAAAATGCCAGTTAATTCAGATGGGAATCACACTCAATTTATTGCTAAATCTGCGGACAAAGAGTTTATAAATTTCTTAAAAGATACGCGTGATGCAATGGAAGAAATGAGAGATGTGCTGAAAGAAGTGAAAAAACAGTGAATGCTCTAGATCGTGCGCTTAATTCGATTAACCTCATTATTAAAGCTGCTGAAGAAGATGAAAATATAGCAAATGATTTACCTGATGATATGCCTGGAGCGGATAGCTTGCAGGCTTTTATTGATGAGTATGAAAAGAAATTGGCCAAACTGCTACGCAAACAAATGAAGTACTACTACGATTCTATTAATTCATATGGAGCAGCGGATAGTGTAGTAACAGAAGATCTCCTTTCGTATTTGGAATTTGATTTGTTTGCAAATGACGATTTTGAAAGTGAAATGTCCACTCTAGCTGAAGAAATGCTAATTGCAATCATCATAGTTTTATGTGGAATCATTATGGAAGGTATTGATCCGGATATTCTATTTGAAGAACTAGCTGATACCACTATAAGCGTCATAACTGCATGGTCTATAAATTTAGCCGCTCTTTTATTTCTTGCAACTAGAAATGGAATTTTGGCAGCCGTTACTGCCGCTATAACAGGAGGAGCGACACTTTCTGCTTTAGCTATAGCAATACAAGATTTGTGGTTATTCAGTAGAAAACGTGCAGCGAATGTGGCGATTAATGAAGTATTAACAGCACTTAGTATTGCTCAACAAGAGAGTTATGGCCAAAGCCCTGCGGTAACGGGAAAAATGTGGGTCCATACCGATAGGCAAGAAGGAAATCCGAGGGCTAATCATCAAAAAATGGATAGTGTAGGAATTCCAGTTAATGAGGAGTTTCAAATTATAGATTCTGATGAAACATGTATGTATCCTCGTGAACCTAAACTATCACCTGCAGAAAAAATAAACTGTAATTGCGTTGTTTTCCCTGTTATTGATGGTAAGACATTACGATTAAGCAAGGAAGACAAAGAAGCGCTAAGGCAGGAATACCTTGCTGAAAGGAGACTATACTCATGAAATCTAGGCTAAAGACATCATATAGCAAACTGAAAGGAGGTGAAAAGTTGAAATGACGGTACGAGAATTAAAAAACGCTGAAATTACCCACGTTTCTTTCGTGGATAAACCAGCTAACAATCAGAAGTTTTTCCTAACGAAATCGGCTGGCAGTAAACCCACGTTTAAAAGAGATATACAAATTATTACTAAATCTACAGATCCACAGAAGCTTGTATACGGTATTGTGTATGAACCAGGTGTAGCAGATGTCCATAATGATTTTATGAATGCAGAAGAAATTGAAAAGGCAGCTCATAAATTTATGAAAGACGCACAAAACATTGATACACAACACGATTTTGTATCGGGAGCAGGAGAAGTAGTGGAAAGTTATATTGCACCTGCAGATTTCGAAATTAATGGTGTATCCATTCAAAAAGGATCCTGGGTAATCGCTACAAAAGCTAGCGATGAAGTGTGGGAGAAAATCGAAAAGGGCGAAATCACAGGTTATAGTATGGCAGGAATCGCAGAAGTTGAAGAACAAGCCACAGTATCTAAATCTGAAAATAGTATTGTAAAGTCCTTAGCAAAGCATATAGGGGCTTTTTTTACTGGAGAAAACCTTGCATCTATTACCAAAGGTGAAGTAAGGGACAATTATGCTAGAAACCAACAAATTCGCAATGTATGGGCTGCATGGGACAGTATGGAGAATGCCTATTATGGTTCCAGATGGGATAACTATACGAATGAAGCAGTGGACTTTGAGAGATTGTTAGATGCAATCCAGGACTTTGCAGAGATTATTCAAGAAATTCGAGATGGTGGAGATGTTGCGATCGAAAAGGCTTTAGAAAGCAAACCAGTTACTACTCTTACAGAAGAAATTGAGAAAGCTGGTAAAAAAGTCAGTGCTGCTACTATGACAGATATAGATACTGCTAAAGAAGCGCTACAAAATATTATCGATCGTGTAAGCGATAAGGAGGAAGACGAATTGAAATTAGAAGATATTACAAAAGCAGTACAAGAAGCTGTACAGCCATTAAATGAGCGCCTTGATGCTCTTGAGAAAGCGCAAAATACAGAAGAAGAGCCGAATCAGGATGATATTGTAAAGTCTTTAAAAGCGGCTGTAACGAAAGCTGTAGAGCCATTAAATGAGCGATTAGAAAAGATAGAAGGCGCGCGTGGTATTACGAAACAAGAAGAAAAAGGTTCTGATAACGATGAACAAATTCAAAAATCAGCATCCGTTTGGGATGGCGCTTTAGATATCTAATTTACATTAAATATATATTAGAAAAGGAGACTGTACTTTATGACAGTAGTATCAAATAAAACTATTATTGAAAAAGCAGACATGACATTAGCGAGACTGGCAGGTGGCGGTTTGCTTAATCCAGAACAATCAAAAGAATTCTTACGTATGGTGCAAAATTCACCAACTATTTTAAAAGACTCTCGTTTCGTACCTATGGAGTCTGATACACGCAAAGTAGAAAAATTAGGATTTGGTACACGTATTTTACGTTCTGCAACGGAAGGTACACCATTAAAAGATTCAGATCGTTCTGCTCCAACAACAGGAACTGTAACGTTGAGTGCTAAAGAGGTAATTGCAGAAGTGCATATTACTTACGACACTTTGGAAAATAACATTGAAAAAGGTAAATTGAAAGATACACTTATGCAGATGATTGCAGAGCGTGCTGCACTTGATATTGAAGAGTTAGTTGTAAATGGCGATAAAGCTTCAAGTGATCCGTACTTAGCTTTACTTGACGGTATTCGAAAACAAGCGAAATCACATATTGTAGATCATGCTGCAGGTGCATTCTCTAAAGCTGTATTTAAGAAAGGTTATAAAGCAGTACCGGCTAAATATATTCGTAATAAAAATGACTGGAGATACTATACTTCACAAAATCTAGAAGTAGAATATTTGGATCAAATCTCTGAGCGTCAAACATTCTTAGGTGATGCTGCATTACAAGGTCAATTACCTAGTGCATATGGGGTACCAGTAAAAGGAATCGCAATGTTACAACCGTATGTAGACAGTACGAAAACAGTATCTGATATTATTTTCACGCATCCTAAAAACATTTTAGTAGGTATGAGCCGACAAATTAGCCTTGAATATGAAAGAGATATCCGAGCGCGTAAATTCGTCATCGTTTTAACTGCAAAAGTGGATGTTAAGTTTGAAGAAGAAGATGCAGTTTCAAAAATTGCTAAAGTAGCAGAATAAAGGAGGTTAATATATGTATTTCGCTAAATTAGTTGCAGGTAAAACATATGAAGTTATGAATCTCCAATTTACAGACGGTGTAGAGCTGCAAGTTGATGAAAATGTATATGATTACCTAAAAGGGAATACACACTTCGAATTAAGAGAGGCTGATGGTACAGATCAAGTCTCTCTTTTTAAATCCAATGGAGAAAAATACACAGAACAGGATTTAAAAGGTTTGAAGAAACCGGAGCAGGAGCAGTTGATTCGCCAATTAACTAAAGGTGATATGGTACAAGATACAAAAAACGAGCAGGAGCGCGTTGCCTTAATTCTTAAATTACAAGAAGAGCAGGAGTAATATAATGCCACTTATTACACCTGGACAACTCATTGATTACACTACATTCGATGAAGTGAAAGCACGTGACCCTAAGCTGCTTCAAATGGATATTGTTGAAGCTCAAAACGAAATCTTCTCGTTAACTTTTGTTGATTTTGAGGATAAAGAAAAATTCCCTTCTGTACCAGACGTTGTTGAAATAGCTTGTTTTAAGTTTGCGCAGTACTATGCCCTGGTCAATTCCGATGAAACTACATATGAAAATGTACAGTCTGAGCGTATGGGTAATTATTCATATCAAGGTGGCGGTTATATTAAGCCGGATGTGAGTAAACTGCTTTCAAAATGGATAAAGGATAAGAAGCGTAAGGGTACAACTCAAGTACGTTTAAGGAGCATATAAGCATGAGTAGGCGAGCATTTGAACGTTTACTTATACACCGCTGCTCCTTTATTAAAAAGGGCGTCATTATCGGTAAAGATTCTTACAATCGTAATATATACGGTGATCTGCCTATACATGATGTACATTGTCGGTTCGATACCGTACGGAAAAAGGTTGTAAATACGGATAAAAGTGTTGATATTGTGGAGCAGAATATATTATTCGTATTACCTTCACAACATATAAGCGATTCAATGCAAGTTTCTAATATTAAAACACCAGATGGAATAACAATTGTGTCTGGTGTTTTTGATATTGAGGGGAAAAGCCCACAATACAGTAGAAAAAGGTTACATCATTTTGAATTCGAGTTAAAGAAGGTGCATACAAATGGCTAAAATATCCCTTGATATGAACAAAGTTAACAGCATGTTAAGAGAAGCACGCGTTAACGCTGTAGAAGCTGCAATGCATCCTTTTGCAAATGAAGCAAAACGCCTGGTTAGAGATGAAGATCATGTTGATACTTCTCGTTATATTAACTCTATCGGCTATAGAACTGATTACCCAGAAACGAATAAGAGCGGAAAAGGGCGAATTGTTCCTAGTGATGAGGACATTGTACATGTTCTTACTGAAACCGCTGATAAAACAAGCTTAGAATCTGGCACTGCGGTTCCTTATAGCATATATAACGAAGGAAGATATAATATTTTAGCTAGAGCAATGGATAATGCAGAAGGAGACATGCATGAAGCAGGAATTGCAGAAGTGCATAAAGTATTTTCGAAATAGGTGATTATTCATGATTGCATATAAGAACCCTATACCGGCTATTCTGCAATTACTAAGCAGGTATGGAGTGCCTTGCTATGGGAATAAATTTCCGATTGATGCAGAATATCCTTCTGTTGTAATACGTACAGCGGGAGGAAATGGATATTCAAGGTTACAGGTCATATCGCGCTCTGAAAATAGTGATATAGAGGCGATGGATATTATTACAAAAACTATTAATATACTCGAAATGAAAACTGCTCAAATCGAGGGCCTACAGGTATTGTGGTGTGAAAAAAATAGTAATCCAGTAGCATATTTTGATTCAGAAGCAGGAAAAGAAGAATCCTGGTGTTATATGACTCTGGAACATTTAGAAGCGTAAAGAGGGTGAATACATGCCAAGAAAAAAACCAGAACCAGCAACTACCGAGGAAATTAAAGAGGAAGTTGAGGTTGAAACGGTAGAAGAGCAGATTGAAGAAGAAAACGAAAATAAGACACGTAATATTGTGTGCGTAGGAGCTGCTGAGAATAGCGGCTCTTTTTGTTTGGTCTATCGTGATGATTTGACAATATATCCTGGACGCTTATTAGAAGTCGGTAAAGAAATTAATGAAGATGAAGCAGCGGATCTACTGTCGTTGACTACTTTTAAATTTAAGGAGGTAACAAAATAATGGCAGAATTATTTAAAGTTAATGCTAACAATATTATTGGCGGTGCAGGTCGCCTAATCGCTGCGCCATATGGTGTTAAATTCCCAGATTCAATATCAGAAGTTATGAATACTGCAACGTTTGAGTTAATGGGCCCGTGGGAAGATCTTGGTGCAACAAAAGAAGGGATTACTGTATCGCGTTCATATGAGGAAGAAGGTACAGAAGTCGACCAGGTTCAAGGTGAAGTTGAAACAACCATTACTAAATGGGAGCATGCTATTGCAACGCAGCTGGCTGAAAACACAGTTAAAAATCGCCAGTTAGCTTTAATTGGTAGCAAAATCATTGAAAAAGCTCCTAAATATGGTGTAGCTGTAAGAACTACAGGCGTGCTAGCTACAGGTGCCTCTATCATTACATTTGGTGCTGCACCTGGTGGTGATTTCAAGGTTGGCGGTTATGTGAAAATTGGTAATGAAACTTTCAAAATCGCTTCTATTACAGGTAATACAGTTATTATCGATGGGACAGTTACAACATCCTATGAAACAGGAACTAACGTTTTACCGGTAAAAGAATTAGGATCAAAACGTATTGGATATGGAACAGTTACTGAGGCACCAATTAAAACAATTGCTTTAATCAGTAAAAAGAAAGACGGTACGCTTTCTATGGCTGTATTTTATAAAACAAAGGTATCAGGTGATTCTAAAGAACAAACGTGGAGCAAAGAGAAGCGTATGCTGCCTCTGTCTTTAAAAGCTTTTGCTCAAGATACAGTATATAGTGATTCGAATGTTTACTATGAACTTGAAGAAGTATTAGAAGTTTAATTTATAAGTGTGTAATCAGTGGCAGGATAATCCCCACTGATTACAACTGATTTTATTAATTAGGAGGAATTAATTATGGAACAAATTTTAAAAACGGTTGATATTGATAATTATGTAGGAACAATCACTTTATCCAATGGTAATGTATTAAAATTACCGAAAGTCGGAATGCGAAAAATCATTGCAATTGTTAAATTTATTGGCATTGATGGTTTTAAATTGTGGGAGCAGGTTCGAAAAATTATGACCGAAACAGCCAATGATACATTTGGGAAATTCGCATTAGCTATTGATATTTTAAAAGACGAACAGTTAGTGAAAATCCAATCTATTTTATTAGATATCAGTGAGGAAGAAGCCTTAAATTTAGACTTAAATGAAACGTTAGACATTTTTATTGAGTATGGTGAAAAAACAAATTTGGGAAAGACTTATTCTCAAATTCAGAAACTGATGCAAGTAATGTTCAAGAAGGATTTACCGGAATTCGGAGCACTTCTGGACAATTGGTTTCCGAAGAAAGAGGACAAACTAGAAGAGATGGATCAGTTAATCAAGGAAACTCACAATCAGGCACCAGAACGAGTAGTAACGCAAGTAACACCCCAATTAGCTGGAACGATTTCTGCGAACGACTTGTAAAAGAAATAGGATTTGTTGCTTCTTATTATCGATACACAGAAGAGTACGTGTTAGACCATACTCCTGATTGGATCAAAAGGAAATACAAGCAAGCTCTACAAGAAAAATACGAACAACATCACAATAATGTCTACGGACAGTTCCAAAGTTATATGCTGCTTATCGATGCTATGTTGAATAAAGGGGAAGATTTTACGAAAATCCTTCCTCCTACACTAGAAGAAGCTATGAAGAAGCAGATGGATAATGAATCCGATAGTACAAGTAATAATCAAGAACAATATGATGAGACCGAATGGTGGTCGAAGCAAAAAGCTGAAGAAAAGGCTTAATGCTTCGACTTTTTATTTTACAAGAAGGGAGGAATTTCACTATGAGTAATGTAGGTAAAACATCAATTGATATCGAAGCAGATTCCAGTCAGGCAAGGCGATCATTTGAAAACTTCTTTAAATACGTTACTACTGCAACAAAAAAGATTGAACGTGTAATTAAACAAGCAGACATCATGGGGGATTTTGCTGCACAAGTAGAAAATTCATTACAGCGAGCAGAAAAGGCTTTTGACAAGCTAGAACGCAGAATTAATGCGTTTAGCCCTAGTCTTAATATAAATGATGTAGAAATCGATACAAGTACTGTAGAGCGAGGATTATGTACCTTAGAAAGTCAGATTCAAGAATTCAATCCTAGCATCACAATTAATTCAATCGATATTGACGACAGTGTATTAGAAAGAAAGTTACGTCAGTTAGAACAACGCCTAGCTGCTTTTAATCCAGAAATGAATATCAGAACACCAGATTTAGATACAAGCGCGATAGAAAGCAGAATTTCGGCTTTAGAACGACGTGTGGAACGTGTTGATATTGGTGGTGGTATCGAACGACGAGCAAGAAGCAGTTTGCGACGTGCAGAGGAACCATTTAATGATTTCTACGATTATTTAGACACTGCTGCACGACGTATGGAAAATAGCATGCGTGCTTTCAGTCCAGCCGAAACATTAGATCAAGAAATACAGCGCATGAATAATTCTTTAAATCGATTTAATCCTGAGGTTCAGTTAGAAAGACAAATGCGTAGCATAGCGCAAAGTGTAGCGCAACCTATAATGAATCTACCGCAGCACCTAAGACCATTCCATGATGCATTAGCACGAACACGATATGAGTTACAAACAACAGCTTTAACGAGCAGACAATCTTTAGATGAAATGGCTACTGCTGCTATACGCTCACAAGTATCTTTAAATCGTATGATGAGTGCAACAAGTAGTGGTAAAGCTGCAGCAAAGGCTATACAAGAATTAGGCGATACAACAAAAACTACACAATTAGCTATTTTAGGTTTGTCACGAGATGGAAAGGTAAAAGTATCTACAGAAGAAGCACAAAGGCAAATGGCGAGTTTTAACGACCATGTAGAGCGAACCAAGCAACGCTTAGAACAACTACGTGATGCTGGCGATATGGCTTCCTATAATGAAGGCATGCGACAACTTGAACGTCAAATGCAACAAGTGGATAGAGCTATGCGTGCAGCTGCACAAGGTGGAACAGCTTATACAAGCATGTTAGACCAATTGGGTATCCATACTGCAAATGCTGCCAATCAAGCTGCAATTGCTATGGAAAGAATGAGAACGGGGTTTATGCGTTCTATCGATTACATGAATGCAATGAAAACGCAGTCGCAAAAAATGATGGATGCTCTCGGGGATACAAGTAGTATACAGCGTCTTGACCGTGCATTTTTACAAGTTGGGCACAGATTAGAAGAAATGGCTAAGCGAGGAACAGCTGCAAATATAGCTCTAAGACAATTGGGGCCTAATGCAAGCATGAAAGATTTAATGGATCGCGTACGTTTAATTAATACTGGTCTTATGCGTATGCAACAAGTTGCGTTAGCTGCAGGTATAGCAGTTGCAGGATTCACTGCCATCATGTTCAAATTGGCTACTGCAGGTCCAAGTGTAGATGAAGTGGCTCAACAGCAAGCGGAACTTACCAATAACTTCTTAGAAGAATTAAAACGTCGTGAAGATGCAATATATAACTTCGCTGGTTTGTTCGAAAAAATAGAAATTAAAGGTTTCGATAAATCGACTTTAATGAACAACTTGCAAGAACAAGTTAATGTTATGTCTCAATGGGTCGATAACATGAAATCTTTATCCGCTCGTGTTCCGGAGGATCTTAAAGGCGAATTATATAAGATGGGACCAGAAGCAGCTGGGCAAATAGCCGCATTAAATAGTATGTCTGATGCAGAGTTAGCAAAGTATGTTGAATTGTGGAGAGAAAAACATAGCTTAGCCCGACAAGGGGCAATGGATGAATTAGCAAAGCTAAAAGAGGAAACTGAGCGGAAAATTTCAGAACTGGGAAAATCGTTGAAACCTCTTACTATAGCTACAGAAAAATTTAAACAGGCGTGGTTAGCTGCTCTAGGGCCATTTATAGAAATATGGGGCGAAATTGCTGCTAAGATTCTAGATGCTGGTACTGCAATAGGTAATTTCATTGCGAAATTGAATGAAACAAATCCAGAAATAGTTAAACTTGTGGGTATGTTTACATTCCTATTCACAACACTAGTGATGCTATTGTCACCTATGGCTATCGGTATAGGTAAAGCAGAAGGAATGGCTGCTGCATTCACTTTAATTTGGACGACTATACAACCTGTGATATTAGGATTTTTAAGAATAGCAGGAATGGCTTCACTAGTTGCAGGTGCAATTGTTCTTGTTGGTGGATCTATTATGAAAATGTGGGAACACTCCGAGAACTTTAGGAATTCTATTACAAGTGCCTGGGAGAATATCCAATCTGTATTCGGTTCATTAATTTCGTCGATAGCTGAAGATGCGCAACGTCTTTTTGATGCATTTATGAAAGTTATCAATTTATTAATAGGTGGCAGTGGAAGCAGTACACAAAGCTTTTGGACGTCTTTAGGCGATGCAATTTCTAAAGTAATAGATTTACTTTCAGGTATGCTAATGCCTGTTCTTTCTGCAGTAGGTAGTGTGATATCAAATGCATTTAGTGCTGTTGTTGATGTATTTGTTGCAATATTTAAAGCGATAGAACCCGTCGTAGTACAAATACGCAACTTTATCAGTGTAATTTTCGAAGCATTTTCAGCATTAAGCAGCGGAGGTAATTCTGCTGCTGTTTGGGAAACAGTAACAAATATATTTAACTTTCTAGTTAATATAATTAGAGATGTTTTTGTAGGAGCGATAACCTTACTAGGAAGTGCGTTCTCTCGACATTTTTCTAATGTAATTGCTATCCTTACAACAGTTGTACAGGCTTTTACGTTTGTAATTCAAAAAGTAAGAGAATTCACTGCTGCGATTATATCGATTTTTAATGGTGATATCGGAGCAGGTGTAAATATTTTAGAAAAACTAGGTTTCTCACCTAGCCAAATTCAAATGATAATAGCTAGCGTTACACAAGTTAAAATGGTTATACGTAGCTTTATCGATGGAGTAGTACAGGGGTTCGCACAAGCTTATAGCTTTGTGAAAGCTTTATTTGATTTCTTCACCGGTAATAACCAAAGTGGTGTAGATCTATTAAAGCAGTTAGGTATGTCTGAAGATACAATACAGAGTGTTGTTTCAATTGTAGATGGTATTAAAGCTGCCTTTAATAGTTTATGGAGTTTCTTCAGTGAAAATATCCTGCCGATCATTAAAGATATAGGATCTTCTGTACTTGAAGGACTAACTGGAATCGTCACAGGAATAGTAGAAATCGTAAGTGGTATTATACAAGTGTTCTTTGGCTGGTTATCTGGAGATGTAGAAAGCTGGTCGCAAGGGCTTAAAGGTATATTCGATGGTTTGGTTACAATCATTAGTTCTGTATTCTCTACAGCTTTTGAAATTTGGAAAGGTATTTTCCAAATTCAATTAGAAATATTAGCAGCAATTTGGGGTGCATTATTAGATTGGATTTCTCCGTATATCGAAGCAGCGATTGATTACATAACAACAAGTTGGAATTCTCTTGTTGAAGACACGAAATCTATTTTAACTGGTATAGGTGATTTTTTCGTTGAACTATGGAATCAATGTATGGAAACAACGACTTCTATATTAGGGAGTATAGGTACATTTTTTATTGATTTATGGAATGGTTGCGTCGAAACGACGACTTCTATATTAAGTGGTATAGGCACATTTTTCATCGACTTATGGAATCAATGCGTTGAAGTGACTGTTAACACATTAAATTCTGTACTCAACTTTTTAGGAGAATGGGCAGCAAATATATTAAACTTCTTCGCTCCAGCGATCGGTTTAATCATAGCAGTTGCTTCATTAGCCTGGGAAGGATTGAAAGCTACCACAGAATTCATCTTCAATTCAATATATGAATTTATAATGTTCATATGGCAAATGGTATATTCAGCAATTACTAGTGTAGTAAATTTGATACTTCCGTATATAACAGCTGCATGGGATATGATAAGCAGTGTAACGTCCACTGTATTTAATGCCATAAGTACATTCATATTAGCGATATGGACATCTATATATACTTATATTTCTGAAAAAATCAGTGCTGCAGTTCAATTTATAACTGATGGATGGAATCTAATAAGTAGTGTAACTTCTACTGTGTGGAATTTAGTGGTTTCATATATTTCTAGTACACTTTCGGCTATATATTCATATATCTCCGAAAAAATTAATGCTGCAGTTCAATTTGTATCCAATCAGTGGAATTTAGTGAGTAGTGTAACTTCTACTATCTGGAACTATATAGTTTCATATATATCCCGTGTATTATCGTCAATCTACTCGTATATTACTGAAAAAATAAGCGCTGCTGCTCAATATCTATCAGATCGTTGGAATATGATAAGTAGTGTAACATCTAACGCGTGGAATCAAATAAAGTCGTATGTTTCAAATGCTTTGAGCGCTATTTATAACTATGTTTCTGACAAAATATCTGCTGCATATAACTATATTTCTGATAAATGGAATTCTACACTTTCAACAACATCTAGTATTTGGAATTCTATAAAATCGACAATATCCAATGCCTGGAATGGCATCTATAACTATGTAAGCGATAAGGTAAATGCTGTTAAATCATATATTTTAGACAACTGGAGTTCTCTATCAGGTAGCGTAACTTCGGTATTTAATGCTGTTAAAAAGGCCATTATTGATCCAATTGTGGAAGCTTATAATAAAGTGGTTGGTATTGTAAAAGATATTAAAGCAGCATTTAATTTTAAAATAGATATACCGAAACCTAATATACCTATACCAAGTTTCAACTTCGATAAAGGAGATCTACTAAATGGTGTTATGCCTAGCTTTGGGGTTAAATGGCACGCTAATGGCGGTTTCTTCGATAAAGCTAGCATCATAGGAATTGGGGAAGCCGGACGCGAAGCTGCTGTTCCTCTGGTTGGTCGCCGTATGGACCCATTCGCTGATGCTGTGTTCAATAGATTAGCAGAAAAATTCAACGGTTCATTTACTGGTTCTGCTCCATCTTCATATGATAAAGAGGTCGATTTAACTGTGAATATGACTAATTTAATAGATGGCAGAGAATTGGCCGGTGCAACGTATAAATACGTTACAGAATTCCAAGAACGAGAAGAAGAAAGAAGAAAACAATTTTAAGGAGGGGCTCATGGGTAATTATCAGAGCTTTACATTTAATAATGAGCGTAGAGATTACATTGTAATGCCCGTAGGTCGTAAACGTCCTGCATGGGCTCCTATAAAGCGCAACTTTTTAACAGCCCCCCATAAACCAGGGGCTTTTTTAATTAATACAGAGATAGGGGTACGTCAAATAGATGTACCTCTTATTATTAAGTCAGAAAATATTGCTGATTTACAAAAGGTAAAAGAAGACTTAGCGGATTGGTTATTTACAGAAGAACCTGTTGAACTCATTTTTGATGATGAGAAAGATAGAACATATCTTGCTGTAATCGATGGAGAGTTAGATCTAGATGAGTTGGTGAATAGAGGGAAGGGTGTTATTACATTCATTTGTTCAATGCCTTACAAGTTGGGTGCAAATAATACACATGACTTTGTTCAAAATTGGTCCACAGAAACAACCGCGTATTTTACGAATAAGGGTAGTGTTGAAGCCCCACCCATCATTGAAATTGATGTTAAAAAACCCAGTACTTTTTTAGATGTTTGGTTTGGAGAATATCCTAACAAACGTGATTATTTTCGCATTGGTTATCCACTAACTGTGGAAGAAACAACAGTACAAGAACGAGAGCGCGTATTGTGGGATCAAATGTCTTCATTGATAGGATGGACCCCTGTTACTGGACAGGTGGAAGAGATGAAAGGTACTGGTGAAATAAAAGTAAAAGATGGGACAGCCTTTTATTGCCCATATTATGGGGCTGAAGGAACACAAGATTTTCATGGTGGCCTTATAAAGAAAAGTATACCTGGCGGCCCGTTACAAAATTTCGAATTAGAAGCAAGGGTGCATTTGCAATCTCGGCATGTGGATCAGATGGGCAGGGTAGAAGTTCTACTTTTAGATGAAACAAGTAATGTTGTGGCTCGTATAAACATGAATGATTTATATGGTAATGCTGAAATTACAAAAGCATATATGAGAATTGGAAATGGCACGACACCTAATAGTATTCGAAAGTTAGCTGATACAAGTGGCGCACACCCGAATACATTTAATAATTTTCACGGAAGGTTGCGTATAGCAAGACGTGGTAAAGAATGGTCTGTATACGTTGCTAGATTCCGAGATGGAACGGAAATTGACGATGCTTCTTTTGTAGAAAGATGGACTGATGACACTGAAAACCCAATGACGAACCGTAAAGTCGCTCAAGTAATGATTGCTATTTGTCGATTTAATAGGAATACACCTGTTTATACGATGCAAGTGGACGATTTGAAGATTTGGAAAGTAAACAATGTAGGAGACAAAATGAAGCCGTTTATTTATGAAGCTGGCGACAAAATTGTAATTGATACAGCAGGAAGCCTTGTAACAATCAATGGAAAAGACGCGGTAAATTTAAAAGACATATTTAGTAATTTTCCAACTGTTATAAGGGGACGTAACCGACTAGATATTATGCCACCAGATGTGAAAGCGACCATCTCATATAGGGAGAGATACAGATGAGAACACCTAGTGGAATCCTTCATATTGTCGATTTTAAAAGTAATCAAACTGTCGCGGCTATTCAACCGAAAGATTACAGGGATGACAAACGACATTGGGAAATTAAAAATAATGTTGATACTTTAGAATTTAAGGTATTTGATAAAACGAAAAATTCAACAGCTCTAATGCAACAAAATCTGGTTTTAAAGGAAGTTCGAGATGGTAGAATAGTTCCTTATGTTATTACCGAGGTTGAAAGCGATTCTGAGGATAGATCCGTTACTACATTTGCAGCAGGAGAGTGGATTCAACTTGCAAAAGCAGGGTATATTACTCCACAAAAATTTGAAGTTAAAACAATTAATGAATTTATGGATATAGCCCTTGTAGGGACAAAATGGAAACGAGGGAGAACAGATTATTCAAGTTTCCGTTCGATGACAATTGATGAATTTATTGATCCACTTTCTCTTTTAAAGAAAATCGCATCATTATTCGAAATGGAAATTCAATATAGAGCCGAGGTTGTTGGTTCTAAAGTTGTTGGTCGCTATGTTGATATGGTAAAGAAACGCGGTCGAGAAACAGGAAAAGAAGTAACTCTCGGTAAGGACCTAATAGGAATTAAACGTATTGAAAACTCACAAAACATTTGTACAGCATTACTTGGTTTTGTAAAAAAAGACGGTAGTGAGTTGATTACTATCGCTGATATAAATAAGGGTGTTCCATATCTTGTGGATGACGATGCTTATCAGCGTTGGAACGAAGATGGAATGCATAAGTTTGGATTCTATAGTCCAGAAACAGAAAGTCAAGATATGGATCCAAAACGGTTGCTTACCCTTATGAAAATGGAGATGAAAAAACGAAATAATACGTCGGTTTCTTATGAGGTAAGTTCACATAGTATAGGACGTATATTTGGTTTAGCTCATGAATTAATTAATGAGGGAGATACACTTCGAATTAAAGACACAGGGTTTACACCACAATTGTTTTTAGAAGCTAGGGCAATATCTGGTGATGAATCATTCACTGATCCATCGAAAGATAAATATGTGTTTGGTGATTATCGAGAAATTGTGGATATAAGGGAAGAGTTACAAAAGTTATACAATAAACTTCGTGATTCTTTATATGATAAGGCTGATATAGATGCCTTAAAAGAACTTGAAAATCAATTAGAAGAAACATCTAACATCTTTAAACAACAACTAACTGGAATGAGGACTAGTATTACAGAAACTAATGAAGCGATCGCTTTAAATGCTCAAGCTGTTAATCAAGAGATGGAAAAGTTATCTTCTGATTTTGAAGTGACTGCTCAAAAAGTTAGTTCGAAGGTAGCTAAAGGTGACATTGCATCAGAGTTAAATCAAACCGCTCAATCAGTTCTTATTAAATCAGAACTGATTGACCTGGTAGGGAAAGTAAAAGCGGAGTGGTTAATAGCTGGATTGCTGCAGGGGATGACAATTAAAACAAGTAACAATAACGAATACATCCACATGGAAAACCAGGTTCTTAGGTTTGTGAATCAAGGTAAAGCAAAGATTGTTATTGGTTTTGAAGATGAGAAGAAAAGTGAAACCCTAAATCCATATATCATCTTAGGAGAAGGGGATGGTGCAGGTAGGAACTTAGGAAGTATCTATAAAGATGGAAACGGTGTTTATTATAGATATGTAGACCAAAACGGATTAGAAAGCAATATCCGGTTGACCGCCCAAGGCAACATAGGGATAACGGCACAGGATGGATTTTGGTGTTCTTCTAAAAGGGTTAACTTCTCAGCTCCAATTGAAACGCCAGGAATTAAATTCAACTCGTTCGGCAGCACTCCAGGTTCTCAACAAGGTACATTGTGGATGGGGCATGGGTACAAAGGATTTGGTCTTTATTATTACGATAGTGAGTGGAAATACGTAAGCAGCTCATAATGGAAGGGGATAATTAAATGAGTAAGTTTCTAGGTGTTTTAGCAACAGTAACTGAAGATGGAACAATTCAATTGCCTTTAGATATGCTAAAAACAGCTGGTATTCAGCTGAATACAAAGGTTGAATTGTTTGCTGATACGTCTCATTTGTTCATTCGAACAGCAGAGAAATTCTGTGATGTTTGTGGCGTTAATGCAAATACAACAAGAATTGGTTATCAGGAGATTTGCAAAGATTGTTTAGATAGAATTGCATATGCGTCACAAGAAAGACAAAATATGTTTTCTGAATAGGGAGAAGAAGTCCTCGTATTGAAGCATTAATTCAAAAATTAATTAGTTAAAACCGATGGAGCAGCAAAAATGGCTGGTCTTTTTTATTTGTGTCTATTTATTAAGAATGGAGTGATAATATGGAACAATTAACGACACCTTATGATCTGTATGTAGATTTAACTGAAGGTACCATACTTGTATATGTTAATGGGGTACCTGGCACTAAAGTAATTCAATTTTATCAAAATGAAGGAAAAACATCCGTGTTAAATATTCACATTCGACAACAAAATGATTTATTAAAACTTCGAAATAAAACAGTACGTATAGCGTTTAAAAAGCCTGATGATGAAATTGTTTGGCAGCCATGTGAAATTGTAGATGCAAATATCGGTAAAGTTACAGTCGCTTTGGAAGAACAAACTTTAGTGGTTCCTGGAGACTTAGCTGTACAATTACAAGTTTCTGATGCGGATGGCCGTATTTCAGAATCTGATGTGTTTTACATTAGAGTGCATAAATCTTTAATGACGGGGGAAACCATTAAATCGACTAGTTCATTACCTCTGCTAGAAAACGCGGTAAAAGCAGGAGAACTATTTACAGGTTATAAAGTATCGGATTTAGCTGCGATAAAGCCTACTGCAGATGCAGCTAAAAAGGCAGTTGATGACACAAATAAAATAGTAGATGCTAATTCTGGCAGAATTACCGTTTTGGAAAAAGATATGTCAAAACAAGGTATTAAAACACAATCATTGATTCATGGTCCAAACATTGTAAATGCAACTGCAGCATCTCCATTAAATGTGGAAGTTCAAGGGCGTACATTAGTTAATTTATTAGGACAGACTATCATTGATCCAACAAAGTACTATTTATTTATGCCAAATAAAGGTACAACGAAAATTACCGCTGGTGGCAATTCGTATGAGGGTGTCGCCAAATTTACAGGACAATCAGCTATTTCATACACAAGTAAGCAAGATTATAGAGGAAAAGTAGCTGGTAGTACTGTAGAAAATGGGCATATCGTTAAACGGACATGGTCACATTCTACTTTAACTACACTGGCAAAGCCGACAGAAACAAGTTCTTCAATGGGAGAAGTAGAACAACTACGATATGCAGATTATATATCTTTAGATGGAAAATACAGTCCGACATCTGTGAATTTTGATGGCGGTATAGCACAAGAAATGCATAGTTTTGATGTTATTCGGGCGCTACAAGATAAGTTTGGTATTCAAATATGGCAAGGAAAAACAGCGTTAGCTGATAAAGTTACGATTGCAAAGCAGCTCATTGTAGATTATGCAGCAGTTTTATATGCAAACGGATCTAGCCCACAGGGGAATAAATTATATGTAAAGCGATGGATTCCAAGTACTTCTACTTGGTTTGGTTCTACGACAACTACAGAAAGTAATTTTACAAAAGTACAAACTGGATCAACCAATGTACAAGAGATTGATAGCAATGGTTTTATCAATGTTATTGCTTACGCAGATGCAAGTGATGGAACAAGACCAAGTGTGGTTAATATTGATTATGCAATGCTTGAATTGAAAACAAAAATGGACACTCCACTGCTAGAGGATGCATTGTATGAAGTCGATCAAGCGACATACAATAAAATTAACGTACATCCAGATTTTACTGGTCAAAAGTTAATAGATAAATATCCATATGTGGAAGGTGTGCAACATTTAAATCCAATCTTGATTGCTGAAGGAGCAAATTTAGCTCCTAACTTAACCGAGTGGACTCACCCAACTAACTCTAAATTGATTGAAACCGACACGATCGAAATTTACTCTACAGGTCCTTATCAGCAATCTTTAACAAATATCCCTGCATTACCAAACATGGAATATGCATATACCGTTGAAGAGATTTCAGGTAATGGAGCATTCATAGGTGTTAACTTTATAGATGATAAGGGTGCTTTCATTACTCAAATAAATGCCGATACTAACATGAAAGAGTTCAAATTTACTACACCGAGCACATGTAAAGTAATTCAAATTAAATGTTCTGGTAGAGCAACAGGAGAGAACACTTTACGATTCCGAAAACCTATGTTGAATATAGGGTCTACTCCTAAGCCGTTCGTACCAAAGAATCTTTCGTATTTATACGCAAATACATTTCTTTCAGGGTACAACGGAGTTAATGATGTGTTATTTAAAGAAGATGGACAATGGAAATTGCTTCGTAAGTGGGAACGAGACTTAAATTTATACGGAGATATATTTGACTGGAAGCCTAACGGTAATAGAACAGGTGGTAAGGAATTTATAATTAATTTTTCATCTAAAGAAGGAGCAGGAATTCTTTCTAGATATGAGGGGGTAAGTGTTTCGTATTCCATGTTACCTGTAAACAATGGAGATGGTTTTAATAATACAGGTAGTATGTCCCTTAGAATAACAGCTCCAAATAAAGATACTGGTTTCGTAGAGTCCTATACTCCAATAGGAGATGAAATCAAAGCCTACTTTAATGGCTGGAAAGTAAAAAACGCTGATGCGAATGGTAAACCTACTGCATGGGTGTCTCTTGTAGATGGCCAGGATGCACCTACACAAACATTAGCTTATGTAAGAGCGAATAGAGCGGCAGGTTACACGCCTTATAAACTTACTTATCAGCTTGTTACACCTAAGATAGAAATTGTACAAGTTGAAGGTGATCTTGTGGTTGATGAATTAACACAAGTTACTGTTGATAGTGGTGTTGTGGTGAGAGAGAAGGCTAACCCTAAACAATTCAACAAAGAGTATTACATTAACAGAGGAGATAATAACGCAACGTTTCTTCCGACTCGACTGAAGAATAGAGCTCTCCGTGTCTTAAAGGTATTTAAAAACGGTGTAGAAGAAACAAGGGTAAATCGATATGCCGACAAGACTTCACCATCATATGGTGAAGAATGTATTAGTATTCCTGAAGCAATATATGATCCATCAGCAGAATACACTGTGACGTATCTTGTATTGGACAAACATCAATTCACAACAAACACAACTGATGTAAAGGTGTCATACAATCAATCCGTACGCTCTACAACTGATGCATTAACAGTAGGGCAATCCGATAATACAACAAGTATTAGCATCCTTCAAAACCTTATGACGGATGTTCTTGCTAGATTAAAAGCGAATAGCTTGTAGGAGGTGCAATTATGGAATTAGATAAAGTAATTATGGATTTAACGGATGCAGGTTTTATCAATAAAGAAGAGTTTGATAAAAAAGTAGAAGCATATAAGCAAGATGCACCAGCAGTGAAGTTAGCTCAAGATAATGCATCAGTATTCATGTTGGTAGCTGAAAAAGACCTGCAACTCGCCAAAACAAACCAACAGCTAATTAAAACAAACCAACAGTTATTAGAAACGAATGAACAACAGGCTACATTACTCATGGTACTTGCCGAGAAAGGGGTTTTATAATATGTTAGGTAACGATTTTTGGTATAAAACAATTAAAAGATATTTTGAGTTAGGTTGCTACAGTAAGGAGGATGTACAAAAGTACTATTCACCACTGAATAAAATCACTGAAGAACAGTGCAAAGAAATTATTGGTGAACCTATAGAAGAACCTATAGAGCAAGAGGAATCACAATCAATTGTGGAAGAAAATCCAGAAAAACAACCACCAAAATCATAATAGGTTCTATCAAAGCGTACACGATGTAGGCTTTTTTATTTTGGCTAAAATTTGAAAGGAGGTGAGAACTTGGAACGAACACAAGATCTTATCAAGTCAATAAATATAGCCGATATTATTACAAGTACTCAATTTAAAGTAGGTGCAGCGATAAGTGGTGGATTAGGAACACTAGTTAATTTTCTGTATGGAAAGACTAATTTAATTTGGATAGTGATTTTCGGATGGATTATCATACTGGATTGGATTACTGGTAGTAGAGCTTCTAAGCTAGATGGTACTTATTCATCTCAATATGGAATTGAAGGCATCACGAGAACCGTGGTGCTTTTATCATTACCTGCTCTTGCACATTTCTTTGATATGGCTCTTAAATTACCGGATTTCTTTTTCTTCATGGTAACCGGTGGGTTAATCTATCATATCTTTAATAGTTTTGCTGCCAACTGTGCGAGAATCGGCTGGGATAAATGGATTCCTGCATGGTTATTAGAAAGTGTAGCATCCGAAATCCAAGCGAAAATCCAAAGATCCGATGCAAGAAAAGAAAAACATAATACCAAATAATAATATACGCCTTACATAAGTAGAGAGCATTGTCAAAAGACGGTGCTCTTTTTTGTATGGCCAAAAAGGGGGAAATACAAAATGAAAAAATCAATGAAACTATTTAATTCATTATTCATGACTCTATTGCTCTTATTTTCGTTCGCTACGGCTTCTTTTGCCGATAGAGTACTAATTATCCAAGACTTACCGAAACAAGCGTATCGTAACGGTGTAGGCGCATATGAAGGCGTTGTTGCACATAGTACAGCAACACCAGAAGCACCAGCAATCAATATTCAACGATATGAATCCCGTACATGGCGCTCTGCTTTCGTACATTATGCAGTAGATTGGGATGAAACAATTCAAATTGCCGATACAAAATATATCGCTTACGGTGCTGGACCAGCTGCTAACAAAAGATTTGTTCATGTAGAGCTTTCTGAAACTAGCAATCCAGTTAAATTTAAATCATCGTATGAGCGTTATGTAAAACTATTAGCTAAGATTTTAAAAAATAGAGGTATTCATCCGAGTAAAGGATTATGGACGCATAAAGATATTACTTATAAATTAGGTGGAACTGACCACGAGGATCCGCTTGATTATCTTCGCAGTCATGGCGTATCAGAATCGCAATTCAGAGCAGATGTTTTAAAGGCATATGAAGGTAAAATGGTTACCGTTAAACCAAAACCACAAGGACCTGCCCAAAACGTTACAGGGGCAACAAGGGTTGCTTATATTGATGGTTATAACGTAAACCTAAGAAGTGGACCATCAACAAATTATGGTGTTATCCGTCAATTAGGTAAAGGTGAAGCGTATCAAGTATGGGGAAAACAAGGTGATTGGTTAAA